GGAGTTGGATAGAATGTAATAATACCGGCGCGCTCTTGCCACAGGTTAGGAATGTCTGCCCTAGCGATAAGGTTTGGGTCTTCCTTAAGGATATACTCTCTAAATTCTTGAGGAGTAGCGTTTCGCACAGGCCTGCCGTCAACATAAAGGGCCTCTATGTACTGGACTCTATCTGTTGGGAAGCTGTAGTCAGCCTGACCAGCGACTACGTTTGCGTACTTAGTGTCCTTAAGGATTGCGTTATTATTAACGATTTCTTGCTGCCCGTCGTTGATCCATCGGACGATCATTACGTCTGTAATCTGGGATCCAGAAAGATCTCCAAATGAAACTTTGATACGGTCTGCGACGTCCTGGGTAGTCCTGGTAAAGGTTTCTGCTGGCATTATCTAGTAAGAACCTTTCCGTCGTGACGGTATTCATGCTTCTTGGACTTCATGATTGATTTCATCATGTCTTTCTTTTCCCCCATCCATTCTAGCTCACGCTTTGCTTTCATGGCGGCTTCTGCCATCTCTAAAATCTGTAGTCTATTAACTTTTGAATTTGGATCGCGCATGTTATTTTCAACAAGCCATGCAACTAGTCTCTGATCTACTTCTGACTCTTTCATGTATCTAATTACATAAGGAGGAAGCAGGTGTGGCTCATCTACTAGTGCAAAAGGCCTTTCAGGATCGTAGGACGGGTGAAGTGAATCCACCTTTATTAGCCTAACGGTAGGAAAAAGGTCACTGATTACTTCCGCTACTCTGCGGTGATCAGTTGAGTAGAGTCCATCAATTTTATCAAATTCAATGTATGACATTTTGTCTCCTATGTTAAAACCCGTAGGGATCAGGTGAGACGGGGGCCTGATCCCTACGGGCGTTTATTCGCTTCTTACTTCTCAGTGATGTTTGATAGTACCGCGTGTGCGTTTCTGCGGTAGGTACCAAGCTGTGAGTACTGGTAGATGCGAGCTTCGTAGGCGTCGGTGTCTGCGACACGGGACCACATTGATCCATCGCGGTCCATCCATGCCCAGTCCTTCTTGCGGTTAACAACAATTTCCTTGCTGCTTAGCGCGTACACAGTTCCCTTTGGAGCTGCGTAGTCGGATACGAACTTGATTGGCTTGCCAACTGCATCGAATGTAAATGCACGCTGTCCACCCTCAAGGGTTGCACCGTTGGTGAACTGACGTAGACCCTGTAGCAAGTCCCAGTAAGCGTTGAAAACGCCTGGGGATGCTAGCATTACGTCTACATCTCCACCCTTCTTGTCAACCTTCTGAACTAGGTTGATAAGAGCGAGCTCGGTTAGAGTTCCTGTTGAGGTTCCTGGCACGCCAAGAGTCTCTACAGTTGACTTCCAGATTGGGTAATCTGCTGGGTCAATCTCGTGTAGTTCGGATGCATCGTCAACGATAGCGCCAAGACCGGTCCACTCCTTGCCAAAGGAGTTAACTCCGTTGGAAGAACGAACTAGAATGTCGCCTGCGTTGATGTTGGTGGTGAAGGTTCCAAGAGTACCAGTTACGGTGATCTCGCTGTCCTCTTCGTTGATTCCCACGATCTCAAGAGAGCTCGCTGCACCAGACTGCTGCTTTACACCAGTGGTTGGGTCAACTACGTCGAAAACCATACCCTCTTCTAGGAAGTGAGTTGAGTCGACTTCTAGAACAGTAGAGCTTGGCTGTGCAACTACAACGGCTAGCTTACCTGAGCCATCGCCGTAAACCTGACGGTTTAGGTCGTTAGCTAGGTCTTTCTTTAGACCGCGGATTTCGTTGTCAACAACGTTGATAAAGGACTGGTAGTCCTCTGAAGCCTGCTCGAATAGCTGACCGTCAACCTCGATGGATCCGTATAGGTTGGTTAGGTACAGGTGAGCCTGCTTGTACTTCTGAGCTCCGGCTAGTGGTAGCTTCTCGCGAACGCCACGTGCACCGATTCCCTGGTTACGTCCAATGTGGGTGTCGAAGATAACTTCTTTACCGTTCTTGGTGATGTTAGCGGATGAAGCCTCGATGAGCTGCAGTGCAGGGTTCTTGTCGCGCAGCTGCTCGTGGAGGTCTCCATACACTAGTTTGATTGCTTCTGACGCGAAAGTCAGAATTGATTGTCCTGCCATGTGAATGACTCCTAGTTGTTTGTATGAATAGATGAAATGCGATATACGCTCAAGTCTTTTGCCCTGACCCCTTAGGGGCTGTACTTACAGACAGTTTTATTGTAGCACAGGCAAAAAAGAATCCCCACCAGTGGTGGGGAGTGAGGATTCTTTTTATTTATAGACTGTTTGGTCCAGCCTTAAGCTGTTGCTCAAACATCTGAGCAAGCATGGCCTTTTTGTCTTTAAAGTCCTTTGGTATAGACACGGCCTCAAAAGGAACTCCGCCAGTTGATCCTACTACTATAGGAGCATCTAGTCCGGTAGCGGTAGCCGCACCAATCTTTTTAAAGCCAACCCCAGTAATACCAACTAGCTTTTTAGCAGCTTCAATGACACTAATGTCTTGACCTCTTTCGATTGAGGCCTCCATCAGCTCGATTATTGCCTGTTCCTGCTTTGGGCTTACTTCGTATACGTCTTTTAGACCCGCTAGCTCGCCTTCCAATATTTGGTACTCTGCGGCTGTGTCGCGATCAAAGTTTTGCTGAGCAAGGTTCTTTTCAAGCTCCTCCAGCTTTGCGTCACGAGCGGCTAGCTCTTTTCTTAGCTTAGGGGAAATGTCTGAGTCTTCAAAAAAGTCCTCTTCCTCTATGATCTCTGATGCAGCCTCTTCAGCGTCTTCCTGAAGTAAACCCTGGGCCATCAAAGCCCTAGTCAGGTTTTCATGGATACCTAGAGGGTCTTCCGCGATAGCCTGAGCTAGCTGAATGCTTTGAGTAATGTAAGCAGCGTCTACGTTATTGTCGATAAAGTCCTTGTAAGGCGAGAACTTTTCAAGCTGCTGTTGGTAGTACTTGTCTTGGTCTTGTAGGTGTGGAAGAACCTTCTGATGCCAAGCCTCAGGCAGTTCAGCCAAAAGCTTCTCATGAGCAGGGTGAGGCTTTACTACCTCAGGTGTTTCAGGTGTTTCTGGTGTTTCAAGATCAGGGGTTTCCAGATCAGGTGTTTCTAGACTTAGATCGTCTAGGTTTGTTTCCTCGTTTGACATGCGTCTCCTATCCTAGTTGTTCTTCAGTCATCCCTGACTGCTCTGGCGCTTCATCAGCTAGTGCTGACTCTCCCGCCGGGGCTCCTGCCTGTTCTGCCGGTCCCATCATTCCCATTTGCGCAGCCTGCATCTGACGTTGCATCAATGCAACCTCGTGAGCTTGAATGTGCTTCTGGAATTCTGCTTTAATCTCAGGAGGCAATAGATCGAAAGATTGGCTCTTGCGGAATCTGTTGTGAACCTCGATGTGTACAGCGTGGTTGTCGTAATCGTGAGCTGCAACAAGTGTTGGAGGGTTCATAGGAATAGCGGTACCGGTTTCTGCTTCTGATCCTGGAACAAACTTGTCCTCGTCGCCACGCTCGATACCGGCCTGCCACTCTGCGTAGTGTTGCTCGATTTCTTCTGGAGATAGCTTCTTCATCATCAAGTTCTCGCGTTGAGCTTGGTTTTCGTCGATCTTGATCAGGTTGTAGTACTGCTTTAACATGCCCATCTCTAGTACACGGAGACCGTCTTGTGGAGAGATGAAGCCCATCTTCATCCACTCTGTGATCAAGGCCTGACGTGCAGACTTGGACGTTGGAAGTGCCGATCCAGACTCGATTCTAATGTCTGTACCAGATGCGATGTCTGCACCAGACAACATTAGCGCGTCAAATGATCCATCTGTACCGACAGTCTTGATCAAGCGATCACTCTGTACGTACTGGACAAATAGGCTAAGGGCCTGCCTTGCTAGTTTTTCTAATGCAGCTTCAATGCTATTAAAGATCGTAGTTAGGTAAGCGTCATCGCGCTCACCTAGATACGCAATAGCGGTCGCAGCGGTAACACCTGGGGCCGAATCTCCACGGCTAATCTGGTGCTGACCGGATAGGTCCTCGAAGTCAGCCTGAAGCTGCTGGATTTCTTGAATTACGTAGCTAGGAATTGGCTGAATAGGAATAGGTGTTGGGAACTGGAATCCCGGACGAACAGGAACCCACAGACCAGCTTTAGCTGTAATACGCTTAGGGTCTACTGAACCTTCTGCGTACATCATCTGTGGCTTAGACATTAAGTTCTTTGCGTGAATAATCTGTGAACGAGTTCTATTGTACTCACGTTGCAATGGAATGATGTTTTTAACTACTGACCTGCGGTAGAACTTACCGTTCTGAATTCCATGCAGATGAGCAATTGGGTACTGTCCGTGAGCGTAAGGGATGCCTTCTTCTGAGTACTGCACAATTTCGTTGTCAACAATAGTGACTAGACCACCCTTTGGCAGCCATGGACAACCGTGAGGTTTAGCCCACATCTCGATAACTAGAACCATGTCAGGACGGGCGCTGTCTACTCCACGAAGATCCATTAAAGCGGCTTCTTGAATGTCGGTAGCGCTTACCTTTGTAGGGGTAAAGTTTTCTGGCAATACGTTCTTGAAGGTAGACTTAACCCACTGTTCTGACTTTGTATACACGTTAAAGATGTAAGGTTGCTCTTCGATATCCTCTTGAGCTAGGTCCGGAACAAAAACATGGAACGGGGAGACTGCCTCAAACTTTACGTCACCCTTTCCGCTAATTTCCTGAACTACTTTTTTCTCACCAGTTAGTTCATCTACTTCGGTGCGAGGAGTCTTGATTTCAATTGAAGAATCCCACATAGCTTTAATGAATCCGTTACCAGTGATAGCTCTCCAGAACTCTGCCTTTTGTAGGATCTGAGTTTGGAAGTTATTCTTATCATAGACAGACTGCCATACCTGCTCAGCTGCTGTAGCAGCTAGAAGATCGTCATCGTCGTTGGAGGCTGGGACTACAGAAGCTGACGGCTGACCTGAGGTGGTTTTAGCAACCTCGGTACGCACAATAGGCTCAATGCGGTTTACGGTAATGCGAGGAAGGCCAGATGGGTTTGGCTCTTCGGACAAGCCTTGGCGACCGTTGATTGTTGCCCAAGAGTGATATTGCTGACCGTTGTAAAAAGCAAGCTGAAGGTACCAATCGTTTTCTTCTGTACGGCGGTTTAGTCTGCACTTGTCGTACTCTGCTTTTATCCAAGCTACAAGTTTTTTAGCTTCTTCTCTTTTTTTAAATCTGTTAAGAACGCTGTCTTCTACTAGATCTGTGTCCTTGATGGTAGGGGTCTTTTCTAGCAAAGCAAGATCTGGCTCGCCTTCAGTGATCTCATCTAGTGGGTTAACTGCCACTTTAGTCCTCTATGTCTTCTTGAGCTATTTTCCAAAGCTCGTCCATACGAGCTTCAGTGTTTAGTAATTCCTGGTATTCTTCGCCAGTCATATACGGTCCATTATACACTGAAGTGTCCATAGGTTCTGGTGTTACAGCCGATACCATTTGGTAGGCAATTGGGTCTTTGCTACTCAGCAGATTTAGTGCTTGGCTTAGAAGTTTTTGCTGATCCTTCGCTGCTTTTCTTTGTAGCTCCAGCGACTCTCTTAGCGTCTCCAATGTTGGCTTCAAGACTTTCAGATTGTACAGGCTTACTAGCACTAGAGACGCTAGCAAGGTTAGTGACAAAGTTGCCGAGTATAGAATTGATATCATGTGTTAGCTCCTTTATAAGCTTTGGCGCAACCTCCACTTGGCTGCTTAGAGTTTTAATCTTAGTACTTAATTCTGAAGTTTCCTTCTCATGTACGGCCTTGAGTACAAAACCGGCAAACAGGGCTAGGTCCTGTAGGCATGTGTCGCAAAGATAGGCTCCGCGGTTCGTTCCGCTAATTACCCCTAGGTCCCATAGGTTGTTTACGTTAGAGCAAGCTAGGCAAACTCCTGGGTACGGGGCACCGGCCTGGTAGAAGCGGTAGCTTTTGTTAAATACGTTCATTATTGTCCTTCCAGTGATCTGACGTCTGATGCGCCTTTCCAGTTGGAACCCCAGTCGTCGCTGTCATCAACGTCTCCTAGTGGCACAACTGGTCCAAATGCATCAGAAAAAGCATTGTGAAATTGTGTTCTATCTGTAGGCAAATCAGTATTGTCCGGCGCGAGATCCGCCATAAATGTCATTGCATACTTAAGAGCATCATAGCAGTGATTGTCCTTGTCTCGGATATCTTCTAACTTATTATTTTGCTCTGCTACCTTAACACTAGCCCATTTCTTCCACTTTAGCTTAGGTAACTCGGCAATAAGGTGAGGGCAGTCGTCGGTAATCATCAGGTGTGGGCGCTTGCTTTTCTTGTTTAGCTTTAGGTACTGCCGGATTCGTTCAAGCCCAATACGACGATCAGTAGGGATCATGTCTACGGCTATAAAAATCCCATGCTTTTGGTACTCCTGAAGAATAGAGGTACCTGTGTGCTCTTTAGTCTGCTTTATGGCTGGATCACCCGTGGTTAGCCAGACTTTACTACCTGCCTGCTTTTCGACCTCTTTAGTGATCTTGTTCACTATCACGGAATGCTCGGCTACGTTCAGCTTAGATTGATAGTGCTCTCTAAAGACCGTCACGTTGTTGTGCTCATCTACCGCCATCCACAGCCACACTGTAGGGTTGGTGTAACCCGAGTCCATAGTTCTAATAATCCTGTGTTCTGGCCCTGGAACAAACTGCCCTTTTGGTATGCAGTGAGTTGCTGGGTTAAAGTCGGGGAATACGGCACCACCTAGGTGTACGTACTGACCCTTGCTACGGATGATCCGTTCTTCTTCTGGAAGCATGTCTAGGAACTTGTTGATAGCTTCCTTTGACAGGGTTGGGTTGTCAGCCATTTCGGCTTCAACGATACCAATAGCTTTCTGGCCTTCTTTAGCTGGAACGTAGATATCGTCAAAGATCCACTCCATACCTTGCACTGGTGTCTGGGACATCCACCAAACACCACCAGTGTCTACAAGACGAGCAAGACATTCTTGAAATACAGACTTAGGACACTCTTCGTCAAAGTGAACAAAATGGCGGGAGGATCCGGCAAACTTATCTAGGTCCTGATCTTGGGACATGAACTCCACAAAAGAGCCGTTGTTTAGGGTGAGCACGTGGCGCTCCCGGGAGTAGCTCTGATCCCAGGATCCATTGACTAAGTACTTCTTAGGTAGCCACTGTTTATATAACGGCAAGATAATTTTGTCGACACCGTTTAGGAAGTCAACCGCTACAACTCTTCCTCGTATGGGTCCGTCTGGAGTTTTGCGGTACGGATGAGAATGGGTAAGCCACCAGATAGCTTCGATTGTAGAACCAAGTGATTTACCAGATCGGTTTCCTCCGATATATAGTCGATCTGGATTTGCATCTTGGTGAAAGAGGAGCTGCTTTTCGCTAGGTACATAATCGTATAAATTGGGCTGGTGCGAGGCTTCTTGAAGGCCTTCACCCAGCCTTCTAAGCGCTTCTGAAAAGTCAATGTCATCCTTAGCCATGTATTAATTTTACTAACTCAGCTAGCGTTATTCTTACGAGCGTCTTATCAGTAAGCTCAAGATTAGTACGAAGATAGATAAGATCTCCCAAAGTTGCATAAGCCCACCACTCACCAGCGCGGGGGTAGCCAACCCCAGCACGCTGAGTAACAAGGAAACCCAGACGCCCCGCTGCGTTATCTCGCTCTTTTTCTGCTTCTTCGTACCACTTGCCGATTTGCTGGTAGGAGGCCTCTTTGGCGGACTTCCCGCCCTTGATCTCAAATACAATAAGACCATATTTTTCACGTAGCCAAACATCGCCCTCATCGTCTTGTCCTTTCAGCACGTTCCTATGTGCGTCTAGTGGGCTGTACCCTGCTCCTAATAAATAATTTCTTACAGCTGTCTCGGCGCGTGTTCCGATCTGCTTGGCTTTGCTCAATTCCGGCTCCTTTGCTCTATACTTATCTTATGCCCTCGTCTTCTTTTACAAGTAATAACGAGATTGATGCTTCTGGGGTTAACTCTTTTCATCTTAATTCAGATGTGGATAAAAGTGTTAACTCTCAACATCATACTCTAGGAGTGTCGCCTACCCAAGCGAGTCCGGGGGATCACGTTCACGACGGAAGAACGTCTAAAAGAATAAGTTTTTCAGATATCGAAGGAGGGCTTTGGAATATAGACGGCGGTATTCCTAGCACTATTTATACCCCGATCCCAGCTTGGGACGGAGGAGGAGTCTAATGGCTGTAATTTTGCAACTCAGGCGAGGCACCGCTTCAGAGTGGACCGCCGCTAACCCTGTATTAGCTCAGGGTGAAATGGGTGTTGAAACTGACACGCTAAAAGTAAAGATCGGTAACGGGTCGACCGCGTGGACATCTTTGGCCTACTTTACTCAGGGAGCTACTGGTGCCACTGGAGCTACTGGTCCAACTGGTCCAAAAGGTGACACTGGAGATACTGGTCCAAAAGGTGACACTGGAGATACTGGTCCAAAAGGTGACACTGGAGATACTGGCCCAACTGGTGCAACTGGTGCAACTGGTCCAAAAGGTGATACTGGAGATACTGGTCCTACTGGAGCTACTGGTGCAACTGGTCCAAAAGGTGACACTGGAGACACTGGACCAACTGGTCCTAAGGGTGATACTGGAGACACTGGACCACAAGGTGAGCAGGGTATTCAGGGTATTCAAGGTATCCAGGGTGAGCAAGGTATCCAAGGTATTCAAGGTGAGACTGGAGATACTGGACCTCAAGGCGAGCAAGGTATCCAAGGTGAGCAGGGTATTCAGGGTGAGCAAGGTATCCAAGGAGAACAGGGCGACCCGGGAGAAGATGCGCTTTGGAACTTTACTGGAGCCTACAGTGGCGGAGCCTCGTATGCCGTTGGTGATGTAGCTACCTATGATGGACAAACTTGGTACAGAATAAATTCAAATGGTGGAAACGTTGGAGACACACCTTCTGAAGGAACTTTTTGGACACTCATTGCGGAAAAGGGCGATCAAGGTGAGCAGGGTGAACAGGGCATCCAAGGTGAGCAAGGTATTCAAGGAGAAACTGGACCTCAGGGTGAACAGGGTATTCAAGGAGAGACTGGTGCCACTGGTGCCACTGGTGCCACTGGTGCTGGAGTTCAAGCAGGCGGAACAGCTAACCAGCTTTTATCAAAGATAGATAGTACTGACTACAACACCCAATGGGTTGACGCTCCAAATGCTGCTAATGGTATCCCGGCTGGTGGTATTGAAGGGCAGATTCTAATGAAAGAGTCAGCTACAGATTATGATGCATTTTGGTCAGATAACTTCGCACCAAACGTTGAGCTTTATGTAAAAAATAGTACGGGCACGACTCTAACAAAAGGTCAAGTGGTTTACATCAACGGTTCTGACGGGAACAACCCTACCGTTAGCCTGGCTGATGCCGATACTGAAGCAACCTCTAGTAAAACTATTGGTTTATTAAAACAAACTTTACTGACGGGGGAGCAGGGTTATGTAATTACTGAGGGTCTTTTAGAAGGCATAAACACCGATACTGCTACGGCGGGACAAGCCATCTGGCTGTCAAACACTGCGGGTGAATTTATTTTTGGATCTCCCCCAGCAAAACCAGCACACTCTGTTTACTTGGGTGTTGTTGTTCGAGTGCAGTCTGTAAACGGAAAAGTTTACGTTAAGGTCCAGAACGGCTACGAGATTGAAGAGTTACACGACGTAAGCATTACGGGAACCATTGCCGACAACGAAGTCCTCGCTTACGACACCACTAGCTCCTTATGGATCAATCAGACAGCTAGCGAAGCTGGTTTAGTAACTGATGATGACTCAAGGCTTTCTGACGACAGGACACCAGTTACTCACGCTGCTAGCCATGGCCCGTCTGGTTCAGATGAAATCACAATCGACCAGTCTCAAGTTACTGATCTTGAAACAGATCTTGGTGGAAAACTAGACTTATCTGGCGGAACCATGACTGGCAAGATAACTCTTGACGGAGATCCAACAAGCGCATTACATGCAGTTACGAAACAGTATGTGGACAATGTTGAGGCTGGAATTATTACAAGACCGCAAGTTAGGGCAGCTACAACAGCCAACTTAACAGCAAACTACTCTAACGGAACGCTGGGTGTGGGGGCGACTCTTACATCTACTACAAACGGAGCTTTTCCGTTAATTGACAACGTTGCGCTTACAACCGTAAATGGTGCTCGTGGTATTTTAGTCAAAAACCAGACAAGTGCGTTTCAAAACGGTAGGTACAACCTAACAACTCAAGGAGACTCTGGAACACCTTGGGTTTTAACCCGTTGTGGACTTTGTGACGAAGCCGATGAAATTCCAGGTTCATATATATTTGTTACTGATGGCGATGTAAATGGTGGCACTGGTTGGGTTCAGAACGTTTCAGATCCAGCTACTTTTGTTGTAGGAACAGACGCTATTACCGTCTTCCAATTTTCTGGAGCTGGAACGGTTACAGCTGGCACGAACATAAGCGTATCTGGCAATCAGGTTTCGGTAGTAAACGACCCTACCTTCAGTGGGCTTGTAACAACCAGTCATGGAATAACAAACGCACAAGCTAAGAATGCTCTTGTCGCATCTGGTTATAACAGCGCTTCTGGTGGATTTGCTAACGCTAGCAGGGTTATTATGACTGCGACTGGACTTTCCTCTACCGACCCAACTACAAGACCAGACGGAACCACATTACAAATCGGTGATCTCTGGTTTGACTTCGGTTAGGATTAACGCATGAGCGCACAATCCAGATCCGTTGCAATTACTACTAGCACTTTTTCCAATGGTTTTAGCGGTGCAAACTGTACTAGCCCATCGCTGCTTGACACTGGTGGCTCAAACTTATCAGGTGCAATTACAGGACTAACTGCTTCCACCGCAAGACCAGTTCAAATCACTAGCTTCACCATCGTTTACACCAACAGCGGTGGAACTGTATATAGCAAGCTATCAGCAAGCGTAAACGGCGGAGATGTCTGGGCTGGCGGACAATACACAGCTAGCGCACAAACTAGAACCGAATCGCCGAACCTACTTTGGGACGCAAACTCAGCTCTTTGGTATGGGTGGCGAAAGCTAAACGCAACGACAACCCGTGTATTCCGCAGCACAAGCGGTGGCGGTTGTTACTACAACGGCAGCTTGGCTCTTGCTGGTTCTATTCGGTCAACTATCAACTGGATCACAAATCCAAGTGCGCCAGGTTCTTTCACCTCAACGGCATCAACTGCGACTTCTGCGTCTTTTTCATGGACGGCTCCTGGCGACAATGGCGGTACAGGAATAACTGGATATCGTATTCTTTATAAAACCTCTGCTGCCACAAGTTGGACCGCCAGCGGAAAGCTAAGTACTGCAACTACGGCTACAATCACAGGTCTTTTACCTAACACCACTTACAACTTTTTAGTAGCAGCTACAAATGGCGTAACTGACGGAAATAACTCTACTTACGAGTTGTCAACAAGGGTTACTGGTACTAACAGTAGCCAAGTAAACGTTACTACTCCAGCCCTTGGTGGACATAAAGCTTGGAACGGTAGCGCTTTTGTTTTAGGTAAGTCAAAAATGTGGAACGGATCAGCTTGGGTTGAAAGAATTCCAAAGATTTGGAACGGCTCTTCATGGGGCGAAGCTCAATAAAATAAGCGATTGTGTTATAATTTTAGAGATTATGACAATCCCCAAAGCCTAGAAAGCCAACCTATGTCCGAAGAACACACAAGCGTACGTATTACGCAAGCGGACATCTACAAAAAGCAATTGGAGCATGGGCAGATCCTTATAAAAGTCCTTCAAAAATTAGATCACCTTGATGACGTTCCGGACAGGATTAGGGAGCTAGAGCTTAACTTAGCAAGGCTTGCTTGGATTGAGCGAGTAGCTTATGCTGGTCTAAGCGGTGCAGTAATTTCAATTATTGGTTTACTAATTAATCTGACAGGAAAATAATGAGCTGGTATCCAAAAGTAGCAGGTATTCAAGACAATGGTTTTGGCGGATCCCGTAATGGACAAGCCATTAACGGAGTTGTCATTCACCACGTGGCAGGAACTAATGGCCTGAACTATGTTGCTAACAAGAACCCACGCAACTCTCACCCGACCTATCACATCTCTAACTCAGGTGCAGTAACAGGAATCGTAAACCCTGAGCGCAGACCATTCTCAACAGGTGGTCAGCCTGACCCTAGTGCCGTCAGCTTTGAGATTGACAACTCTGCTGTCGGTGGAGATTGGCCTGTGTCATCTGCTGCTATCGAGGCTTTGATAGATGTAATCATTTTTCACGCTAGCATTTCTCCAAGAGCTAACCGAGGTTTTGCTAAGAACATTAAAACTCAGGTGCAAAGCGAATTCTACATTGCTTGGCATTCACAATACTCAGCTACCGCTTGCCCTGGACCATTCTTAACATCTCAGCTTGACTACATCGTTGCCGAGTGTAACCGCAGAGCGTCTCAAGCAGTCGCACCTGTTGCACCAGTTATTCCAACACCACCTCCGGCCAGCAGAAAGCCAAAGCTAGTTAGATGGCTAAGGCGTGGATCAACAGGCTCAAATGTTGTTTACCTTCAGAGCGTTCTAGGTCTAAAGCGTGATGGTCAGTTTGGCCCTATCACCGAGGCTAGAGTCAGACAGTTCCAGCGTGAACAGGGTATCAAGGTAGATGGCATTGTTGGCTGGATTACTTGGGGTAGACTTCCTTAGACACGCTATTTTAGGTACTTGACAGTCCTGACCACTAGGTTAGGCTAAACCTTGAAGTAGTACATGAAGGAGACGATCATGCTAAAAGGATTAACACCGCCTGAAAAAGAGTACATCTGTGCTTTTATGCGGAATGCAACTGATTTATTAAGTAAAGAAGACTTAACCATATTAAACGATAACCTTGCAGATCCTCGCTGGACTCATGCTGCATTGGCTACAGCCCTAACAGAGCGTGGCTTAAAGTGCTATGATGACCAAGTGAGGTTACACAGAAACGGGAGGTGCGCCTGTGTTGGACAATCTTAGACCCCAGCCAAAATGGGACCTTATTCAGCCAGCAAAGCCGGTTTACATAAGCGCTCCTAAGGAGCCCCGTAAGGCCCGTACACGCCATAAGGTGTGGTCGGTCCTACCTGATCCCCAGATCGGCTACCGACACATTGACGGCCAGTGGATGCCATTCCACGATGAAGCCGCTATGGACGTAGCTCTTCAGATAACTAACTGGCTTTACTTTAACGACCGTGTTGATGGTGTGATTAACTTAGGAGACTTCCTAGATCTACCAAGTCAGGGTCGTTTTGAGCAAGAAGCTGCGTTTGCCGGCACAACTCAAAAAGCTTTTGATAGAGGGCACAGATTTCTACAAGAGCAACGTGCAGCTGCAGGCCCTGATGCTGAGATAGTATTGATCGAGGGAAACCATGATCGCCGTATGGAGAAGTTCATTTCTATCAATGCAGCGAGCGCTTGGGGCTTGAAGCGTGCAAACGCTGAAGAGCTCCCAGTAATGAGCATTCCTTACCTTTTAAGGCTAGATGAGATCGGAGTTGAATACATTGACGCCTACCCAGCGGGAGCCTATTGGCTTACTGATAACCTCAGAGCAATCCATGGTACAAAAGTTAGATCAGGTGGATCAACAGCAGCAGCTTACACAAACGCAGACCCACACATCTCAACAATCTTTGGACACGTCCACAGACAAGAGCTTCAGTCAAAGACAACCTTTAACCGTGACGGATCTATTAAGTCAGTCGCAGTCAGTCCGGGATGCTTATGTCGAGTTGATGGAGCGGTCCCTAGCGTTAATGGATCTACACACATCGATGGAACATCTGCTAGATACTACGAGAACTGGCAACAGGGAATCACAGTAGTCACCCTGGAGGATAATCAACCATTCTTTGAGTTAGTGCAGATCAATGATGGTGTAGCTTACTTCCGTGGACAGAAGTTCACTTCAAAGAAGTAGTTATTTACTAGAATCCTCAACGCGCTGACGCTCAGCGTTTATAAGCTGCTCTACGGTTGCCTTAGTGTCGCCGTCGTGCGCAAACCAGTCAGTGCCAAGCTCGCCCTTGGGTATAAACGGCACAGTAGGGTCTGGGCGATCTCCATAAGCGGGGTCATTTTGAGCGTGCCAAGTATTGTGGCAGTAGTCACAGATCCGGTGAACATTTCCATTCGCATTATTCATGGTGTTCTTGTCTGGCCCGTGGTGACGATCGGATGCAGGCCTTCCTAGACAGCCGACAATGGGCTTGACCCCACCACCAGCGCTAAGCAGATTAGCCCACTCACAAACCATCCCAACCTCGATAGGGTACATCTGCGCTGCACGCTTCCGTCCTGTCGAAATCGGGTCTTTATACTGGTCAATATCCTTGTACGACTCGAAGCCGTCCTCAATATACCCGGTATCCTTGCCATTTTCGCCTATAACCTCTCCGGAGCTCTTAACTTCTCCCGTGGCAGTAAATACTATCTCGCCACCGCAGCAGCACTCCTGTACGGCGTCTGACCACGCTTCGTGGCATTCGTTATGAAAGCTAGATCTGCAAGCGAAGCAGAAATCACCGCCAGTACTCATCTTTTTCCTCGCCCGCCATGTCCTTTGGCGTTGGGTTCAGGTTCAATAGCTCAATGCCACTAAACATTCTGATACCCATCAATTCTACCTCAGGCACGTTCATTCTTGAGCGGATCTCACGGTTCAATGCGTTTTGAGTGATCGGACGCTCACCGTTATCATCACACCAGTCACGGTAGGCATTGAATACTGCTGTCTTGGTGGCACTGGCGTTAGAGGCTGCAACAACACGCTCGTCAAGGAACTTGGCAATGTGGTCTTCTTCGTGTCGGTACTCAAGGGTAGATAGGCGTACGCTATTAGGCTCATTGAAGCCTTGGACGGTTACTCTAACCGCACCCTCGACCATCCAGTCAAGAATTCCAGATCCCTCTGTCTCAATCATTAGCTGAGCGAAGTTTTCTTTCTGGCGATCCTTAGGGATAGTTACCTTGAAGTCCATCTTGCGAAGTCTTCTCCAGAATCCATCACCACCGGACTTAACTGCAGGCAAGTGGTTGACGGCTAGGAACAAGGTATGAGTTGGCTTAAAGTCAAAGAAGTTCTTGTTCATGAAGCGTGCTGACAGCATGTCGCCACCAGTAAGCATCTTTACTCGTGATTCGTTAAACTTACCGTCAGGCCTAGTCTCCGATGCCATAGCAAAGCGCACACCCCTTAACCGAGCAATCTCTGTTGGGTGAGTGCTTGAGTTAGTGTCGAGCAAGAAGTTCTCAGGCATAGATGCAGCGTAGTCACCTAGTATGCCAGCTACTACGTCCAGAAGCGTGGATTTTCCGTTAGCTCCGGATCCAGCGAGCACGGGAAGCACATGATACCTGGCGTCTCCGAATAGAGAGGCTCCAAGCAATTCCTGCAGGTAGCTAATCCTCTCTTCGTCTTGTAGAACTTCTTTGAGGAATGCATTCCAGATAGGCGTTTGCGCCCTCTTAGGAGCAACTGTAGTTTGGCGTGTGTTAAGGTCAAGGCCTTTAACCGCCGGTCTAATTTCGCCTGTCTGAAGATTGACCACGCCGTTTGGCGTACATAGATCATTCGCTTGCGCATCCAGTTCGATAGCCTGTACCAAAACCTCTGGGTCGGTACCCGCGAGTGTAATTGCATTTACGATCCTTTCTTTGTTTGATGAGGCTTGTGCCCATTTAATTTGATCAGCTGATCCATTTGTTTGTTCAACAAATTCGGCAGCTTCTATAGCCATTTGCATAATTGATTTGTCTTTGTCAAAAACGTAGCGACCGCCATCCCAAAAGTACCATCCAACGTCAGGCACGTACTTAAACTTACCCTCAGAGAAGTACACTAGGCGTCTAGCGTTTGCAGCATCAGTGCGTCCATAGGTGCCGTACGTACCCTCGTAGAGACTCATCATCTCATCTATCGAGTAGTTAGCGTTGGCTGAAGGCTCCCCAAGGACGCTGGTCGGGTCGCCTGTCAAAAAATTTGAGTGATTGTGCTGTCTAAGTTCTTGGTTAAGTTTCTCATCGGAGAATGTCTCAACCTTAGCAATAGCCCACTTATTCGCTGAACCTACTTCATTGTGGTTCAACGGGCGTGCTAAACCTTGAGTTAAGAAGTACTCAAAGCGCTCGCCAGCTCGCTCAACTAGATCTGAGTAGGTCTCTTGTGTTATGCAACCATTGCGGTGAGCTGCATTTATTAGCACTAATTGCTGTAGCAACCAACCGTGCCTACTCTTTGGTACACCATTAGTAGGTCTGATACCAGCGTAAAGGGTTGGGGTGAACTGGCAATCATCGTGAGCGAACTCCCACTTATCGGATGTGATGACCGGCTCATAGCTGTCAGGAAGGCTGTGCTCATTGGTGATGCCGTGAGCAATCAGTATGTCGTTGATCTCTTCTATCGATACTGGTCGCCAGTTCCTAGGTAGCTGTGCAAGTACAGGAATTGGGTTAGCTGGATCCTTACGGTTGTGAGAGCCCGGAACCCTGAAGATCCTTGGTAGATCAAACACTGAGTCCAAACTGATGTCCATCGTTCCACCCAGGAACTTAGTAAACACGCCCCATCGATTTAGTACGCCTTGCGCGAGAGCAAAGTCGTACTCTTCTTCAAGATCAATTGCCCAGTAAGGCTGGATGCCGTGTCCGGAAAGAACAATCGCTGTTGGCTCCACACCGATAAGGGAGGTGAGAGTCTCCATGAAATCTTTTGCGTTCTTTACAGATCCTGCACCACCATCTTTGTAGTCGATGTCAATGTAGAAAGCAGCAAGGCGTGTAATGTTTTGTGCGGTTGCGCGACCGGTGACATCTGATGGGTTGATCTCGAACCAGATGTTGTTACCTAGCTGATCGAGTGCTTCGACAACCGAGTCGACAAGATCAACTTTAACCGTCTTGGCCATAAACTTTTGCGTCTGCGACTGATAGCAGATTGTAACTGCGTCGTCGTCAGTTCTACCTAGCCGGTAGAGAAGCTCCTTGAATTTGGATGGAGAGTCCATGAAACGTCCTTTCGTTAAAGTGTGACGGGCTCCGTTGAAAGGAGGGAAAGGACGGAGCCCGTCACACGCTTTGTTAGAAGGTTAGGGAGGCGTTTACGGCCTCAACACTAACTCCCAAGTTTTCTGCAATCTCGTCTGCATCGAAACCGTTACTTTGCAATGTGTTTGCAATAGTTACCTGCTTTGATGTCAGCTTATCTATTTTAGCACCTTTTACTTCGCTAGCGCCTGATGCCAACAGTGCGTCGACTGCTGGGTTAGATACTGCAGGGTGTAGCTCAATGCCGTAAAGCTTTACGTCATTGTAGCGAGGGTTCTTGGCTGGCTTAGTGCCAGTCAAGGTGATCTTAAAGCGTGAGCCTATCTCCAGTTTAGCTAGACCTCTGCGCTTTAGTTCTTCTTTTGCAGCGGTTAGCTTCTGTCCGAATAGAAACACACGACGCTCGCCGGTGTCCTCGTCGTCAGTAGGATCGCTGTAGTCTGTGTCAAGCGTTACTTCGATCTGAAGCTTTGGCTTGCCATCGTCCCAGAACTCCAACTTGGTTGGGTCATCGTAGTTGCGAACTTGCACGGTGCGAAGTCCCTTGATGATTCCCTCGTAGGAGTCACCGACATTGAAGTCCTTGAAGGACAGTGACTTGGAGCCACCGCCTGCTAGTAGGTCATCAACACTTGGTAGTATTTCATTGTTTTCAGTCATGTTTAGTTTCCTTAGTTTTATAGTTTTCTGATTTATATCATCGAGTCAACGTCTGAATGATCAGTCTGATCATAACGCCTGCAACTAAAACAGAAACCTGCTTTTGGTTGCTTCTCGATAACTTTGTCCCAACCGACTAGCTCAGCTGCATCGATCATCGATTCAAGTTGAGCTAGTGATTCGGTTGCGACCTCGCGGTCGTAGCGGAGCATTACCACCACTGCGTCCTCGAGCTTGGCATCCCTTGGTAGGAATGTCAATGATACATGGCTAACCTTGTAGCCTTTTTGTTCCCAACCGTAGCCGTAAAGCATCGCTTGGATTCTGTATTGCTCCTTGATCTTCCCTCTACGGGCTTCAGCAAGGGCTGAGTCACCAACGACCTTCCAATCGTTGACAACCCCGGACCAACCTGCATCGCCAGTGAAGGCCATCATGTCGCATGATCCGGTAAGTTTTAGATCTTTGTACTCGTGTACAAATAGTCTTTCTTCAAGTTTGTAGTCAAGTGGGTAACGCTCATTGAACCCGCGCTCAAGTGCATCATGAACTGCTGTTCCGATGAACGGGTACCATGATCCATCAATGATCCTTGGTGTCTTAGCAAGCTTGCGAGCTACACATTTACGGCAATCCATTCCGACTTCACTGATGCCGATCTCGATTTGCTTAGATCTTTCGGTAACAAATAGTTCCGGGATGCGAGCCATCCATGTTTGTGCGGACGCGTGCGCAATCTGATCTGCTTTGTCGTAGTCCTCGGGCTTGACGCCGAGTATGTCTATCTTAGCCATTATCTCCTCCTGAGAAATCTACATTATCACTAACGTCTGACATTCGTGCCGACACGCGGATCTTTTCAAGGATTTTTCTTTCAAAGTCAATTCCTCTACGGCCATCCATAGACTCTCGGGTAGCTTGGTAGCGCTTTGACACTGTTCTGGCCACAGCTTGATCAATGGTACCGATGGCTAGCAAGGTCCAGATCACCACTTGGTGGTTCCTCGATGCCCTGTGGATGCGGTCCTCGATCTGTTCAATTGTGTCAGGGTCATAAGGTAGGTCAAACATAATTAGGTCGTCGGCCGCATCAAGTGTAATACCAACACCCATCTTGCCGGATAGCAATACGATGTTGAGCTCTCCTTCTTGGAAGTCTTTCTGAACTTTGGTACGCATCGCTTGGGGAGTTGATCCTGTTATTACCTCGGAGGAATATCCCATCTGAGTTAGCTCAGTCTTCAACCAATTCAATACCAAACTAAATTGCGATGCGATCACAACTTTACCCTTACCTTCATCAAAGCCACGCTCGTTGAGCCACTCGATGAGCCAGTCAAGTTTTGCTGACTTACCTCCCACTAAAGGTATTGGGTTCTGTGGGTCGCCGGTCCATTGACATGATGAGATTTGTCGCGCTCGCAATGCAAACACCATAGCCGATGCTGTCTGCTTATCTTCAAGCAATGCTTTTTGTTTCTCTTCATAAGCGTGTTTGATTGCATTACCGTAGTCCAGCTTTTGTTCTTTAGTTAGTTCTATCTCGACATAGTTGTATTGCTTGTCGGGAAGATCAGTAAGTACTTCTTTCTTTGTGCGCCGGATGATCACATCGTCTTCAGCATCAGCCCAACGCTGAGGGCTCTTCAGTGTGCCGATAGCTTTTATTGTGCGATTGCGTGCTACTTGTTTTTCATATACCCAAAAGTTTTCTTCAAGCCATGCCCATCGGGAATACCTTGCGAATGATCCGGGTCTCAAAAATTTATATGTGCCATATCTATTTTCTAGCTTGCCTCTATCGGGTGTACCTGACACTGCAATGCGATACTTCACGTAATTGAATCGGTTCAGGCCTAGCCAAAACTTTGTTGGCTTACGGTCATTTAGTATTGGTAAGACTAGGTGTGACTCGTCGATCACAATTGCATCAAAATTTACGTCCAGTAGTTCAGGCACCCTTAGGCCCTCGTTCTTTTTCCATTCGACGAGCGCGTGGTTAGCAATAACGATTGCAGGTAGATCACTCTCTTTGTTCCAAGCCTCACTGAATCGCTTCACGCGCTGACTAGCCGTGCCGTATGACAGATCAATGATCTCGACCGGGGATGACTTGTTCAGATACTTTTCGATTGTGTCGCGCCATGCTGTCTGAGCTGCAATTATTGGCGTGAGGATCAGTGTCATCTTCCCCGGCCCATTGAACACGCCAAGCTCTTCAAGCGAGGATAAGACTTCTAGTGTCTTACCCAACCCGGGTTGATCAGCTAGCAAAGCGATCTCTCGCTCTACTATCCGATCAACCGCGAGTTTTTGGTAATCGAATAAAACGTCGTTGTATAAGCTCAAGCTTTTTTACTCCATCGACGTTTACGTTCGGATGAGGTAAGTCCTCCCCATATACCTGCGGATTCCTTATGTGTGATTGCATAGGTGGCACACTGCTCAATGACTGGGCAAGAAGTCTTGCAAGCCTTGATCGCCATTCTGATCACGCTGTTGTCGTAGCCATTGCCGATCTTCTCCGGGAAGTATAGATCCGGTGCTTGTCTGCATGGTACTTGTCCAGACTCAGCGTCAATGGCATAGTTCAAGCTAAGCCAGTCTTGCAATTGAGTGGGGTTCTTCATTAGCTCACTCATTAGTGCCAGCTGTCTAGATCGTCAAAGAACTCGTCTGCTTCGCGCTCTCTACGTTGCTCATATGTCTCGTCGCAACGGCAAGTGCTACTGCATAGTCCACAAGGGATGTCTGCACTGTAGTTGCACTCACCAGCATCTGCACAGTCCTCTGGCGTGTCGCCACAGTACTCACATAGCTCGATCTCGTCTTCGTACTTAGTCATTTATTCTCACCTCGATCTCTTGTCCGTGCTTCCATCGCTCTTCGGTAATGTGGTAGCCGATTTTGTTTACAACTCTGAAACCGTTCAGAATGTATAACTTGTCGTCAGTCTCGACTAGTGTCCAGACATTGCGTTCCGGTACAAAGCTATCCACCTTGTCAACCGGGCTGTGAGTAATTGGTGAATAAGCATGTATCCACTGATCCTCAGTTATTGTTACTGCTGTTGGACGAGTCGTCTCCTCGTACAGTGATGCCATCTTTGCCATTTTCATTCTCCTTATCGTGTTTAGGGCATAGATCTAATTGCTTGCCACATATGTTGCATGGCGGTAAGTACCGTGCGTCTACAAACCTCGATGTACCTGAGGTCTCGTGAATCCAGATGTATCCCATTAGTGGATGGTCATCCTTGACTTCGAGATGCGCTTGTAGATATCAGGGAACTCGGTGAGTGGGAATAGCTCTTTCACTTTGTCAGTGATCAGCGATGTCTCTTTCCACCGGGCGATGCTGGCAACCTTGGCTCCGTGGATGTGGAGCTCGTCGTTATTGCCGATCATGTCCTTGATGATGGCGTCGATCTCAGCTAACTCTGCCTCGAGTTTCTTCTTGGCGTCGTATAACTCTGATCGCTGTGCCAGTAATGCGTTAGCCGTGTTGGCGTCGCTAGCTTCGATAGCCTTGGCATTAGTCTTCGATGCCTTGGGCTTGCTAACTAACTTGGCCTTGGCCTCGTCTATCAGTGCTCGTGTTTCAGTGGTGCTCATGCTACATCCTTTCGGTAATCTTCGATGATTGGTTCGTACTCTGGTAGTGCTTGCAGAAAGTCAAACACTTCGATGGGTGCTCCAGCTCTGGTTAGAAAGCTGATGTCAACCCAATCGTCATAGTCAACTAAGCCGTGCTCAGCTAAGTGTTTAGCCGGGTTAGCTTGGTCGATCAGGAATAGTACTTGCTTGTACTGATCCGGTAAGTAAAACGAGATTGACTCATAACGCTCAGTGTCAGTGTTGATGTCAGTCTCGAGCTCACTCAGGTGTACAACCTTTAGTCGATAAGCTGTGAGTGTTATCTGGTTATCCTTATCAGACCAGACGTTGTAGTCATAGTCAGTGTAAAGGCTGTGCTCTTTCATCCATTGCTGGGTCATAGTATTGCCACCGCCTCAAGATCTTTCTCGCTATGTATTGCTAGCTCGAGGATCTCTGGGTTCTCAATAGCTATGTCGTTGAACTCTGATCCATCAAGCACGATGAACACAAAGTTCTCAGTTGTGCCGAGTGTGTAGCCGTAATACTCAGCAAACCTAGACACTTGCTCAAGGTCGTTGTCGACATTGAAGAAGCGTGCGAACTTCTTTATAGCTCTGTCTAGGCGACGCCTAGTGAGCCTTCTAACCGACACTGCCACGATCTGTGGCGGAAAGCCGGGGTTGAACTTTCTCATATCTCTCCTTTTCATTGGTGTGAGTTATCTCACATAATCGACAGTAATGCTAGCCACTGACATAAGTCAACTATTTTTTAGCGTGTCAGATAACGATTCGGTAACGCCCGAGCCGTACTTACTTTGAGGGTTATTGCTGTAATCGATCACCCATGCAAAGAAGTCTTTGTCACTTTTACTAGGCTGAATGTAGATAGTAGCAAAACCCTTGGTATACGCCTCGACACCGGACGTTTTCGAGAAGAGTAGCCATTTATGCTTTCTGAGGTCCTCGCGGACTCTAGTAGGTAAAATACTGCCTGCCATGTATATGTCTCCTTCGTTTATGTCGTTGATCAACTTAGTCTAGCTTGCTAGGTGGTACTTCCCCGACGGGAGCTGAAAGGATCTCCTCGTCTGTAGCCTCCCATTGATAGATCTCTGACATAGCCTTTCTCATGGCATAGGTGATCGCTGGCCAGTACCTGTACGGATCTTTGTTTCTCATGCCGTTGAACTCTGCAAGGCTTGGGAAGAGCTCCTGTAGATCCTCGTTCTCTTTGAGCTTCCAGTAATAGGTCATCCATGCTCGAGAGTCCTCGTATGCATTGCCTTTCCACCCGGACTGATCCACAAAGAAGCTGTACCACTTGGACCAAGCGTTGCGAGTAGTGATCGCTGTGAGCTTGTCTAGGTGCTCGCGGTGCTTGCTGTCTTTTACTTGAGTCCTAAGCGGTGCCGATGGCACGTTAGGTACCTTCACGTAGTCGTACTCGACTCCGTTATTGTTCTCAAGCCAGATCGCTATGTCATCTTCTCTGTACCATGAGGTGCCACCTTGTCTGATGAATGGCAGGGGTGATGTCTCTGGTCGCTGGCGATGATTGCGTAGTTGGTTGAGGGTGAATCCGGTCCTATTGGCGACCTCTTTTGAGGTCAAAAGGTTGCCATAAATTGGATCGAAGTGTGTCATGTTTTAGCCTTTCTGAGTAGATGAGTAATTGATGAAGCATTTTTACTAATCTACTCAAGTTTTGAGTTTTTGGTGGTCAAGGTGTTTTTTGGCGTGTCGGGATCCCATTGAATAGGCTCGAAAACCTGTTTTGGGGTTAGGTCCCTAGAGAGATAGCTACTCACTACTAATCTACTCATGAGCCGATTAGTAATGAGTAGCCTCCGTATTGTCATTGCTATTTAGGACATAAAAAAAAGGCCCTGCCAGATCTCTCTGACAGGGCCTTTACGGTGTGCCTTTATACGGGGAATGCATCGAATAGATTTACGTTATGCGTGCTATCCCAAAGGATCTCATCCTCCATTACGATCGCTCCGGCTTTCTTCCAGTGCTCGATTGTTAGATCCTTTTGGTTGTTCTTTACGTAAGTCTGATCAATTTTGGCATCGCCTATGAATCCAAGGCCATCCTCGTAGTATTGGTGATTTACGATGAAGTCCAAGAATCGTGGTGTTGCTTTGATCAGGTTATGCCAGTACTCGATGTTAGGGGCCCAAGCTGTTGCGTACTCAAGGAACAAAAGCTCCTTATCGATCCGCTTGTTAGTGCCTCCCGGATAGACTGCCTTGGTGCCATGGAATGCGATCCTCCAGTTGTACTCGGTCGAGTACTGCCTGCCGGTATTTCCATCCAGTGCATCAGCAAACTCGCCAAACAATTCTTCTTGAGAATCATAAGGCAAGCCTTTAGGGGGTGGCAGGAGGGCCTCAAGGGCCTCTCCTAGCTCACCTCCCTTGTCTGCAATAACTTTCTCGAATGCATCAAGTGACGCCTTCGATGCGGTAATGAATACCCTGTTCTGACATAAGTTAGCCATAAACTATCTCTCCAAACAGTCCAACTTGGATGATCACATCAAGGGTCTCGCCGTCGATGTAGCCACCAGCTAAGCCTTGGCCAAGATCGCTAAGGATGTAGCTAATGTAACTGTGGTTGATCTCCACGTTGCCAGCTACGATCTTCTGAATCCCTTCGATGATCGTGTTTACGCTGATTAGGTACTCTTGTTCAGTGTTTTCATCAACGATGTTCAGCTTATAGATCCGCTTAGGCGTTTCTTGTGTGTAATGAACATCCTTATACTGATCAACCCAATACCCAATAGCTTGGGGTGCTGAGTCGATCAGATCGATGATCGCTGAGATGCTAACTTTTGGTGCGATGTTTATACCGATCACGTCGGTCGGTAATAGTACTGGTGTGTGTAGTGCTTGCATTGTTATTCTCCTTCTTCTTCGATGTAATCATCCTCGGTGCACCATGCATCAAGGTGGTGTGACTCAATTATGGCCCAAGCTGGTGCGGTGGAATTACCACGCCATTGAGCTCCGTTTAGATCGATCTCTTTCTTGAGGTCGTCTTCCCAATAGGCATCGATCGCCTCGAGGCATGGTTGGACCATGCTCAACGGGACCGGTGGATAGTGGTTGCTCTTTAGGTGTATCTGAATCTGTGCTTCTAGCGTCAAGTCGGGAAAGACTCCATTAGCTAGCTCTGTTGCGAAATTGCTTCCCATTGTGGTGCTCCTTTCTACTTGGCTAGCGATGTGCTAGCTCGTGCCTGTCGAGGGCTCGAACCTCGATGCCTGCCAGTCAGGCTATTGGACTAAACGTTAGCCCAAAAGTAATACGTTCTTTTTATGCTGTGGCCAGCTGTACCAATAGGTAGCTGTAGCTCAATTGTGTAAACGTCGCCACTAAGGTCCAAGTCCCTTCCAAACATCTGATAATCAAACGTCAAGTATGGGGCCAAGTGGCTGTCTACCTTGTTCAATAGATCATCAACATCTCCGGTGCCTTCTAAGACATGCTCGGCTAATTCTGCATAGCTATAGAACTCGCCTATCAGTGCCTCCTCAAAGCGTTCACGGGTTGCTTGGTCAGAATAGTCTTGCTCAACCTTCCAAGCCTCGTACACGTCGTCTAGCGTTGTTTCTGTGGTCATTGTGGTGCTCCTTTTCTGTGCTAGCCAAACTGGCTAACACGTATCGATTTTTTTGTATAGGCATGACTCTCAGTGTCTACTATGTGAGTCATGATTAGATGCTATCACTGCCAGACATGCTTGCCTAAATCCATTGCAGGCGGTGCAGGCAGGGCACATCATCATCGTTCCATCCGTTCCCGTTATAAAAGCGCAACATCGTCATCATCCACCCGGATTTGGGCATGAAAAAACCCTGCAGGCACCGAAGATCAGTGCCTGCAGGGTTACTAGGGAGCAACCTAGACGTTTACTGGAATAGGTCTCTTCTCTGATATATCCCAGATGCTTATTTGGCTGAATAGCTTGCCAATTCTTAGCGCCTCAGTGAGGTCAATTTGATACACGGTTATATCGTAGTACCGCTTGCCATCAGCTGGGTCGGTCCAGACGCCTAGGAAGGCGCCTAGGGGTACATCTGACAGGCTCTGCACGGGTACAGTGCCTATCCAGTAGCCGGTCTTTGGTGCCTCGTAGTCCTCTAGGCCGTCGACGCCTTGGATGTAGGTGCCGTCGTCAAGGTCCTCAAGTGGTGACACGTAAGGCTCTAACTGCGCTTCCCAACACCCATCCGGGCCGTCGTTGTGCTGTTCAATTGCCAGCTCGATAGCCTCGTCCTCGTCGTTAGCTCGGACGTAGTAGGTTGCTTCGTAGGTTACTTGGTATGTTCTTTGCATGGTTTGCTCCTTTAGTTAGGTAGCCAAGTGGCTACAAGGTCAATACTACTATGCAGGCACGGTCATCACGGAATCCATTGCAGGCGCATCATCACATCATCAAAACGCATCATCAAAAACACATCATCATCGTTCCATCCGTCCCCGTTATAAATGAGCCTAGCAATTTTGGTTGGCATCAAGTTTAGGGCATAAAAAAACCCTGCCAACACCGAGGGGGGCGGTGTTGGCAGGGTGGCTTTTTACGCTAGATACTGAGCTAGGCTCTTGAGCAAGGACTGATTGACTGTCTGCTCTTCTGATAGCTTCAGTATTGCTAGGGATTGAGCTAGGTTCTTTATGTCTGACTCAATGCTCCAACTAGGGGAAACTATGTTTGGGTTCTTAGGGTCAAAAGGCTTCTCCTTGGGTAGTTTAGCCAAGTAAGCGTCTGACACTCTGAACTCAAAAGTGTTGCCGTAGCGGTGGCTCTGAACCTCAATAATGTGCTTTACAGCTCCATCTCTCCACTTCTTGAGCTCAAGTTCATACTGGTCTTTTATTTCCCTTTTCCTAGCTAACTGCTTCTCTAGGTCTGCCTTGACTGACTCTAGCTTGGCGATTAGTGCGGTGCGGTTTACCTTGATTGTTCCTGTTGCCATTTTGATTGCTCCTTTTATTTGGTAGCCAAGTGGCTACAAGAACAATAATACTAGACAAGTAGGGCAGGCTATAAATTCATTGTAGGCACATCATCATCTTTCCATCCGTTCCCTTGTTTCTGCGCCGGGCATAAAAAAACCCTGCAGGCCCGGGGGATGGGCTTGCAGGGTTAGCGCTAGTGTTTGCTAGCTCGTTTGATAACCGGGTTTCATTCCCGATGAATGCCTACTGATTTGTTCGGCACACGTGCTTGCCGGGGACTTGAACCCCGGTGTCTGCCAGTCAAGCTACCTTGCTTATTCCTCCTCTACCTCCGGACACTTGTGAAAGTCTGCAATTGCAGGGAGGAATCGCGCCTCGCATTCGGGGCATTCGTACATGTAGCCCATGCGAGTTGGGATGAGTCTCAGTGTCACGCCTATGCTCATTCGTCAACCTCCCATTCAGTAAGGTCATCGCCGTCGAGTAATGCCATGACGTATTCCGATTTGTCGTAGTCCGGCAATGCCTCCATGGTTTCTTGCTGTTCCGGGGTTAGGTCAGTGTAGTCATACAAGACTATGTGACCATGCCCGTAGCTACCATCGTCCGCTACCCATGTGGTATGAGTTAGCTTGTACCGGCTCATTCGTCTACCTCACAGTCATGGCCGGCGTACCATTCTTCGGCGTCGTCCACGTTGTATAGGTTGAACACTCTGTTACATTCGATGCATGTGGCCTTGCCGTCTATGACGTAGCCTAGCACTGGGTTGCTCATGTCAAACATCCTTTCTTTTTTGATTTGACACTTATAGCTTACTATGCCCGGCAGGCCTGCCCTAAATGCAGTGCATTCGATGTTGTCAAGGTTCCATCCGTCCCCGTCTATATATAGCCTTACCCCTCCAGACATTTAATATGATAAGCTGTCTAGTACAAACATCAACAAGGAGACGAAATGGCAAGAATCATTGATCATCCTGTTCGCCTTGCAAGACTGCAGCTGGGACTCTCTCAGAAAGATCTGGCAAGCCGTGCAGGCGTAAACCGTGCAGCGATCACAGCAATCGAAGATGGCAGAACTAAGAAGCCTGCAGAGAAGATCGTAGCCGTGCTAGCTAATGGACTAGGCACATCAGCAACCGAGCTGTTCGAGAAGATCGAAAGCTACGTCAGCCAACCGCTACAGGTAGAAGCAAAGCCTGCCGTGCAGAATCTAATGCTGATCCCGCCGTACACACTCAACCAGTATTACAAGTCATTCAAGCAATGGAGATCTGAGATCGCAAAGACCCCAACAGCTCTTGCATCTGCATTGCACATGAATCCCGCAATAATTTCACGCTATGAAGATGGTCTATTACAAAGCTTTCCGGAAACGCTAGCTCGCAAGCTAGTTGAAGCTTATGGGCCATACGGACTGACGCCAGAGTACGTAGTCGAACTAGAGAAATTGCCAGCAGCATGATCCCGAAGACAATAAAAATTGGATCACAAGTCTTTAAGGTTGTGACTCGAGACCCCGCAAACGATGGAATGCTACAAGAGGCAGTGGGATACTCACTTGACGATCAAAACCTCATAGTATTGTCTAACAAGCTAAACGACACTAAAAAGAAACAGACGCTTGTTCACGAGATACTTCACTGCCTAAAGTTCGTCTTCTATGCCGGACATCACCCAATAAATAAGGATCTAGACACATGGGAACATTTTTTCATCAATTTATACGAGGAACCTCTACTGATGGTTCTGATAGACAACCCACAATTAGTGAAATACCTGCTAGGAAGGAAATAATGAGCGACAAATTCGAACAAAACATCCGCGCAACCTTTGTGGAGGCTGAGCAGCTTCTAATTAAGAAACATAAGGATTATGGACCAAAGAACATCTCACAGAGCCCTGGAGGCCCAATTAACGGCCTTAGAGTGCGTATGCATGACAAGCTAGCAAGGATTAATCACCTGTATGACAACGGTGCAGACCCTCAGAACGAAAGCCTCAGAGACAGCTTCATTGATCTAGCCAACTATGCGATCATCGCATTATTGGTACTAGACAAGGAATGGCCTAATGAGTAACAATTCAGAACACGATCTGAATTTGGATCTGTCAAAGTTTGAGACGAAACTTTACAAATCCAAGCCCGGCAAAGAACAAGCGCTTTTTGAGAAAGTGCTGGCTGCCGCTATCGCGGCGGATCGTAGGGGGTTCTTTGTCGAGTCACAGACTGTTCAGGATCAAGACGAGAGTCTAAATCCGGAAGAGATTGAAATAGTATTTGAAACCTCGAAGTTTCAGCGTGCTATGGAAGATCGTGGAATAAAGACCACTAAAAATCCTAACCTGACATTGCGTCAGGAAACATTCTTGCAGGCTTATCTAAACCCGATGAACCTTAAGCCACCTCAGGTGCTAGCTAAGCAGATGAAGATCTCAACAGCTGAGCTCGATGGCTGGATGCGCGACAAGCACTTTGCTGGCGCGTTTTCGGCAAAAGCTGAGGAAAACCTAAAGAAATACATCCCTATCGCTGATCAGGCTCTTGGCCAAATGGTGCAAGCAGGGGATATGAAAGCGATCACATTCCTAAACCAGCTAACCGGCAGGTTTGATCCAAACGCTAAAAACAGCATTGATGTCACTAGCTTGTTGTTTCAGGTGCAGGATATCGTGTTGCGCCATGTTAGAGATCCGATCACAAAGCGCAATATAGGTAGGGAACTGATGGCACTTGCACAGGGAAATTCGCCTACCACAGTTATCCCTGAACCCGCTCCAGATGATATACTTGTGAGCGAGACGACTATTGAAATATTGCCCTTGGCTAAGGAAGAATAATGGCATCAACCACTACTACCGAACTTGGTTTATTTAAGGCTACCCCTGGAACCGCAGAGCAGTTTCGTACTAGCGACATTAACAGTAACTGGGACAAAGTAGACGAAGCAGTTGAAATTCAGAACAACGCAATTGACGCGCTTGAAACTTTGACCACATCTGGAGCCGTTTACAACAGCACTCGTGTTGCTGGAAGACGAGTTATTGTTAGCTCTTCAGAGCCTACGACAGGTTTTAGCACTGGGGACATCTGGATTCAGGCGTAGTAAATGCCATCCCAAATACTTGGCTCTACCCAGTATACCTACTTTAACGCCTATGGTTCTGGCGATGATGTCGTATCTGAATTTAGCTTCCCGTCAGCTGATGCACCTTTAACTGGATCGCTTTCCGCTACAACTCTAAGACCAATTAGAGTTAACAGCTTTTCTGTGTACTTTAGATCTACTTCTTCTGGAAACGTTCAGCTTCAGTTAGCAGACAACACTAGCGGAGGAGGCGGATACCAGTCAGGTACAGTTAGCGCAACTGGTACTCAAACGGTTAGTCCAGGGTTCGCTAAGTTTGTTGGAGACACTGTTTACTATGGACTTCAAAAAACAGATGGTGGCGAAGTTCGCATTTGGCGAGGCGGAACTTCTAACGGCGGTCTTTGGCGTGAAGGAGTAAAGCTAACTGACTACCCATCCGCTGGAATGTATGCTGCTATTGAGTGGCAAGTTGTACCAAACGAACCTACTAGCGTCGCATCATCTTCGGTTACTGGAACAGGATTAACACTTTCCTGGACCGCTCCAACAAGCAATGGTGGAGCTGCAATTAATGGATACCGAATTCTTTACAAGGTTTCATCTTCTCCAACTTGGCTTGTTGCAGTTGCGGATACTGGATCAACCGCAACATCTAGAGCAATTACTGGATTAACTGCTGGAACTTCATATGACTTTAGGGTTGCTGCACTTAACGCTGTAACTGATGCACACAACGGTACTTACACATCTACTGGTGCACACACCGGAACAAACTCAACCACGTTTACGGTATCGACTGCAGCTCCTGTTATTCCTGTATGGACAGACAACACTCTAGCTACATTCTATGAAGATGTAGTCTACGCAGATGCTGTAAGCGCTACCAACGCAACTAGCTACAGCGTTTCTGCTGGAACCCTGCCTGCAGGTATATCATTTAACACCACAACTGGTGCGGTCACTGGAACTCCAACAACCCTGGGTGCATACGACTTTACCCTTCGAGCAGTTAACGACGATGGGGCAATTACGCAGCAATTTGTGGGTGAGGTTATTAACGCCTCAGCTGGCGCAGGCATAGTAAGGGTTCGTACCGCTGATGACTGGGTTGAGGGCACCCTGCACGTCTATGACGGCACAGACTGGAATGCCGCCAGTGTCTTTGTTTATAACGGAACTGAGTGGGTAGAAAGCGCCTAGGTTAGGCGATTCTTTCTGGCAAATAAGGTATACTAATTCCATGAGTCTAAACGCAAACGTACGCAGATACATCTATGGCATTTCTGTAGCCCTAGTTCCACTACTAATTGGCTATGGGTTATTTACGACCGAAGAAGGCACACTGATCCTTAACGTGATCGCTGCTGTTCTAGCCGTCGGAAACTCGACACTAGCCCTCAATAACATTAAGGAAGACTAATGAACAAGCCAGCCCCTAAGCCAGCGCCAGGCACACCAAGCAGGCCTTCTATTGGAGTAACAAAGAAGCCTATTCCTGGAGTACCAACACCAAACGCAAATCGTCCAGTGCCACTACCAGTTAAGCCAGGTACAGTTAAGAAGCAACCAATTAAGCCAAGCACTTCAGATCGCGACGCAAAGTTAAAGGCAATTGCAGATTTTAAAGAAACAGCGCGAAAAGCTGACGAATCTAGACAAATAGTTAGGCCGGCAAAACCATAATGCCAAACGTAGCAGGTAAAGAATATCCTTACACCCCAGAAGGTAAAGTAGCAGCAAAAAAAGCTGCCCTAAAGATAAAGTCCTCTGGCAAGAAGCAGAACTGGTCTGGCGTTAAGTCGCAAGTATACGGCGGCTAACAATGCCTAGTGAGGCATGGCAGCGTAAGGCTGGCAAAAACCCTGCGGGTGGCTTGAACGAAAAAGGACGTAAGTCTTACGAAGCTGCTAATCCTGGATCAGATCTAAAGCCACCGGTTAAGGCTGGCAACAATCCTCGCAGGGCATCATTCTTAGCTCGCATGGGCAACATGCCTGGCCCTGAATACAAGAACGGCAAGCCTACTAGATTGTTGCTGTCGCTGAACGCTTGGGGTGCGAGCTCTAAAGCTGACGCAAAGAAAAAAGCCTTAGCTCTTAAAAAGTCTAACGTTAAGAAGTAACGCCTAACGAGTCGAGAATGATCTTTTCAGTTTCGCAAGGCCAAGCAATGTCACCATCGCAGTTACTGCAAGTCTGACAGATCCATGGATCTACTTCTTGGTTTGGTCCATGTAGCTTGTAAATAGCATCTAACGCCAAGAACATGTTCTTGATGCGATCTTGTGCTTCTTCGTCGGTTAGCTGTACTTCGTTCGTCTCTTCTGACATTAGTTATCCTCTACGTAATATTTACCTGATTTGTAATACCTTAGCCAATAGTCTATACGTTCTTGGCGTGCTCTTTCAACTGCAGCAGGGTTTTCGTAATAAGTTAGCTTAAATCCAGTTAGCGTGTTAAACCACTGGCGCTCTCTATCTGCCTCACCGAACTCGCCTTCCTTGATGTCGCTACGCTCAGCACCCCATGGGGTAAAGCCTGTAACTCTAGATACACCACCTAAACCAGTCTGATCTAATAGGTATTCTGGCAAGTTTGTGATCTGACCCATGTCGCCAGTTCTATTTCCAGTCAGGAGCTCCATAGGGATCCTGGCGATTGGTGTTAGGTTCTTTCCTACAATAGCCTCTCCAGCCCCCGCCATCATCTCTCCTAGCCCTTCCCAGAAGCCTCTATTTGGCTTTGTGCTAAACGTGCTGAAGTACGCATCCATAATGTCTAGCTGAGGCGATGCTGGCTTTATACCCACTGCACCTCTCTCAATGTCTTCCCATTGTGGACCAAACACAGAGTTAGTGTAGTAAGAGGCGTACAGGCCCTCTGGGTTCCAAGGATCACCAAAGCTTTCTGGGTTCATTCCATTAGCTGTAGCGAGCGCATAAAGGGCCTTGCTAGGCATTGTAACCAGCGCTGGCTGGTTAGCTGCAAGTTCCATGATCTTAAACATGGCCTGCTTCTGCCAAGTGTAGAAGTAAAATATTCGTCTTGCGTACTTGCGTTCTCCGGCAGACAGGGTTCCCACTGTTGGGTGAAACTCGTGAACCTTCGAAGAAGCGTAAAGGATCGCATCCTCAATAGTTGCGTGAGGCTTTCTGCGTAGCTCTCTAGTAAACAATGCCCACCTTGCTACGTTGTCACGAGCTGCAGCAAAACGACCTAGAGCGTGATCAATGTTAGAGATTCCCCTGAACACCGGGTTTCTTCTAGTAATACCTTCTAGACCCATTTCGTTAGGATTAGCATCGTCTAGGTTATCTCTAGCAGCTTTAGCGGAGATAGGAACACCACCTAGTTCGATACCTCCTCTAAATAGAACCTCCATAGGAACGTCTATCTTTTTACCATCGATTACAAGCTCCATAACGTTTTGACCGTCTACGACCTTGTAATTCTCTAATTCGTTCCCCCTAAGTGCCTGAGTTAAAATATCTTCATCAACATCATCAAGATCGCCACGCTTTACCATCATGCGAACAGCCATAGCGTAGTCACCTGCTTTTACGCCTGCAATTGTATTCATCAAGGTGTTTCCTACGGCACTAACCATGTGATGTCCTGGACGCCAAAGCGTAATGGAGGATTTCATAACACCGATTGTAGGATCAACAATGTTCCAGAACTTCTGCCAGTTTCCGTCGAAGTTTCTTTCGTAGTTAAGGTGTCCATTGACAGCACCCATTCTTCGGATGATCTGAGGGTGAAATAGAACAGGCTTGTCACCAATGTTAATGAATCTTGAAAGCGCATCAGTCTCAGCTATTGGCTTGTACCCGCGATCAATTGCTTGCTGGTACGTTAACCCATCAGCAGTGTGGCTGAAGTTTTGCCGCAGTGATCCAGCAATAGCTGGCTTGATTCTTGAAAGCTGCATAGCAGAGTAAGTCTTTGACATGATATCTAGTGCGTTGTCTGCTTCAGGATCAACGGAAATTTTTGTCCACCATTCACCTACTGCATCATCGGCAAAACCATCAAGTGCTTCGATTTCGTCTGCGAGCTTACCCATGCCAAGGTATTTCATGCTCTTCGTAAACTCTTCTAGATCAATAGCATTAAGATCTAGGTTGTTTCTAGAACCGATACCAAACACATCCTGAATGAAAATGTTCATGGTTTCTGCTATCTCGCGCTCAACACCAGTCATAGCTTCTACCGAAGTGCCTTTTTGTAGCTGCATAAAGACCTTATTAAACAGACCTTTGTCCCGACCGTAAGCATTGTAAAACTTACCGAGCTCTCCAACCATAGAAGCAGCGTTGTGTTTTCTAAAGTTTTCAGCTCCGATTACCTGAGTCTTCATCTTTTCACCCATGATGGCGCGATCGTTAACCCAGTTAAATGCTTTTACAGGGAAGCTCATCAAGGGTCCTACGTCAAACTGCAAGCGGTAAGTTTCTGCTAGCTCAGCAGCTTCGTCGCCGTATTCGCCAACTCTAACATTCGGGTCCTGCATGTTCTCTTTTGCCTTAGAGGCGATGGCTGGCGCAGCCTCTTTAAACTCTTTATCTACTTGCCTATTTCTGTTTAGAGTCTTTCTAGATTCCGGAACTTTCTTACCTTGAGCCTTCGCGGCAGCCTTTGCTGCTTTGTCGGCCTGGTTAGCTGCAGCTCTTTCAGCAACTGTTTTTGACAACGCAAGCGAACTATCGTCAATACCAGACAAAAATTCTGCAATGAAGTTCTCCCCCCAAGCCAGGTTCATTTCTCCTGGCATGTGAGCTGTCATTGGATCGTCTTTAAGCATCTTTCTAAAAAGACCGTTTTTAATAACATCGCCGTAAGCAAAAACTCTATCATTAGGGTTTGGTAGCTTAAGAAGCATGTCAATTACACCTTGTGCAGCTTTTAGCCCATCCCCCCTAGAAAACGCCATGTTGACTAAGCGCATTTCTTCATTAAGTTTTAGAATGTTAGTTATTGTGCCTTCTGACAGCAGCTCGTCCGCAAGCTCTTCGATTAGTTTTTTACCCTCTGGGCTTGTACCCCAGGCAATTGCTTTATCGTAACCTTCGGCTTCAGCGCTTTTGGCTTTAGGTCTACCTAGACCAGAGGGATTTGTCAGCGCGTCAATAATTTGAGGACGTAACAGAGCGATGTCCTCATCCATGTTTACCCTGCCGAACGTATCAGCGTGTTCGACAATACGACGCACGGCTTCAGCGGTGTTTTGTGTTTGAATATTTTTTGTGCCATCAGTGCTTCTAAGGAAGTAGTTAGCAAAAGACTCTAGCTTACCTTCGACCTTAAAGATACGAGCAAGATCGCCAAAAGTTACGTGAGACCAATGTTCAGCACCTGCTAGCACGCTAGGCTTAACGGTGGTTAGCGGTATGCCCATACGACGGTAAAAAGAGTCGTGCAAGAATGCTTGATCAGAAAATATACGAGCCTGGGCAAGATCCATAACTCCAGATTTTCTACCATTAGCTCTAGCGATACCCGCAACAAAAGCATAACCCTTGGCAAGATGAAATTGATTTACTATGCTCTTCTGCTGAGCTTCTCTCTTAAACTTCTTTCCCTCGCCTGCTTTAATTTCAATTCCACCTTTACGGGTGAAACCTTCAAGTAATTCTTCTTCTCTTGTAAAGCGTTCAATCGCTCCACGAACAGCAACCTCACCACCGCTAGTAATGCTACCTCTACCTTTATCAGTAGTTCCAAGTCTTAGCTTGTCGTAGGTTTGCAAGTATGGCCTGATAATGTCAAGCGCACCAGCTGCTTCTGCTGACGATAATGCTGCGCGTCCTGCGTCATCTGCACATTTTGACATTATTCTCCTCTAACCGTTCTTTCTAAAAACTCTGTAGCGTCTGAAGCCAGGGTTCCGTACCTAGTCCTACATGCGTTATTTACCTGCTCCACAGCATCTTCCGTTAATCTTATCACCTTACGCTGAAGCTCGCCCGGATCCGTCTTTTCTAAAGCCTCTAAAATAGCCTTGTTTTCCTGAACAGACATAGTAAACATCTTCTGGGTTTGATACATAACTGCTTCTTTTTTAGCAGCTGCCTCAATGCCCTGAATAAGATCCTTGAACCCGAGGCTGGCGTTCTTGCTGAACATCTCAAAAATCTGCTGAGGTGTAGCGTCTGGAGCTGTGTTTATGTTTAACTGTCTTAATATGCCACTAAAGAGCTGAGCTTGCTCAGGAGAGGCTTTTAATTGACCTGCGGTAATAGCGCCGGCAACAACATCTATGGCCCTCATTGCGTTAACAACGGACGCCAGTTTTTCTTTACCCTTTGCAGCAAGCTGCGATTCGTAAGTCCTGTTTAGCTTATCTCTAGCAGCACCTTTTGCTGGTGCTCTACCGGTGTACTGCTTGCCGCTTTCAGTAAGCAAAGTAGCATCTTCGTTGCTCCATTTCATGCCGCCTAGGTCTAGCTCCATTGGCTGTACTTCGCCACCAGGCTTTACTGTTCCGGCAAAAGTTCTTTCAACCTTAGGCTGTAGCGCACCACGTGTAGGAAGGAGGTCATCACGGTTAACAAAGATCTGAGTTTTTGGCTTAGTACTTAGCATTTTCATGGCGTCTTCAAAGCCAGAAACAAACAGCTTTGCATCCGAAAAGCTCTTTACTGCTGGATTTTCGTCCATTAGTTTTCTTGCTGCAATTGCGATCGTTTGTTCGTCCATTGTGTTGATCGGCCTTGCTATACGAATGTTAGAGTTAGCAACAGCTGCTCTGGCAGCCTTAAGCTTGTCAACTATCCATTCTCTTACGACTGGCTGCATCCTGTCGATCTGTGGCATAGGCCTGCCGGCCTTGTCTAGTTCTTTTAGCCTGACAATAAGTTGCTGTGCTTGTGCGTTTGGTACGCCAGCTTCATCAATGCTAGGAATTAGTTTTGAGCCTGCAGGTAATCCTCTACCGGCCCTGACGTCCCGCAACCATCCCTCGATCGGCAAGTTGTCTGCTCCGACCACATCAAACTTTGCACCTCTTACCCTGGTTGTTGCAAACTCTATGATCTCGTCTTCAGGGAACATTCCTTCTTCGAAGCTGTAGACATTACCTTCTTCGTCTACTTTCTTTCTAGTGACAGGAACTCTCTTTTGAATTTGAGAGCTAATCGCAGTTTCTAAACCACCCGTACCACGAACCATTCGAATAGGTTCACGGATGATCATTGCGCTAATGTTTTCAATTACTTCAGCGAGTGTGGTTATTACGCGACCATCTTTAGATCTAAAGATTTGCTTAGGCAGGTTAAGTGGCATTGCTCCTGCGCCAACTGTTCCTCTACCACCAGGAACTGAGAGATCTGAGGCCGGAATGCTGTTTTCCGTTTTCCATGCGGTTCTCTCAGACTCAGTAACGCTGTTAAGTCTGTCAGTGTTGCGACTTCTGAAGTCTTCCCAAATTCTGCTCTGGCGACGAAGAAGAGCCTGCTCTTTTGTTTCGCCCTTGGCTGCTCTTACGCCAGCCTTGGCAGGTGGTGTGACACCCATGGCTAGATCTAGAGTTTTAGGATCTCTAAAGATTGGGTCATCTGGGAAGTAAGTTTCTAGTTGCTTCATGGTAAATGCTGGCTTACCGTATTTACCCTGTGGACCAGACCAAGTTGTAGGCTTAAACGGCTTAGGAGGTGCCATTGTACGGCCCTCAGAGGCTGCTGCACGGCTTATTAGATCGGTGGCGTCGGTAGGTGTATTTAGGACCTTGGAAAGGGCGTTAGCGCTCTCTGCAGGCAGATTAGAGATAAGTTTGATTAGATCTTCTGCAGTGCTGCCTAGTCGCTGATTTCCGTCAATTCTCTTTAGCACAGACTCAAGGGTGCTAACTACAACTTTGTGCTCTTTAGTCCCTGGGCGGACAAAGCTACTTTCCGTTACCTTTTCAAGAGACTTTTGAATTGAGGCAAAGCTCTCCTTTGTGTACTGAAGTCCGCGACCCTGCTGGATTACAGTACTAAGTTCGTCAACTACAAGATCGGCTACGCTGTTAAGAACGAATGCTGTTCTACCGATCAGGCTGTTTGTGGCTAATACAACATTTTCAACAGCAGAATATTCAGAAGGAAGCAGTACGTACTCATCAGGAAGTAGCCCAGCTTTTTGATCAGCAAATTTCTTTTCAGGGGTTGCGTATTTATTTACCCATGAGTTCTGACCACGAGTTTCTGTAGTCATTGCGCGACGAGCTAGCGGAGAGAACATTACAGAATGAGAAACCCAGGCAGCTTCTTCTCCATCAGCTAGGAATCCACGACCGGAAGCAGCGTGCCCAAAGAAGTCATGCACCGCCCTGAATTGATCGTTTATTTCTTTTGTAAGAATAGGGTGAACTTGCTCATCTGCAGTCTTAAAGACTTTCAAGGTTTTATTTTGCAGCACATCTTCCATCATGGCCTTTGAGTCAGGAATAGTGTCGCCGTCTTTGTTCAATACTGGAGTGTCATCAGCATTTCGCTTTATGTATGGATCGGCATCTGTAAACTCAACCTTTACGCCAAGCTCTTCTGTTAAGTACTTAAACTGATCTGCAACTTCTTCAGACAATTTTGCATAAGCAGCAATAACTCTTGGATCCTTAGGATTGCTAATTAGCTTGTCATACTCGTCTGCAATCTTTCCGGCAGACGGGGATGCCTTAACCGAAGCAAGTGCCTTGGCATCAACTGCTGCAGCCGGTAGCTTTCTAGAAGTTATGTAACCATCCCTGGCTGCCCCTAGGTTTTCACGAGCTACAAGGTTTATAGACTTGTCAACAGCACCAACATCATCAAGAATCTTGCCGGCCACTTCATTTACAGCATTAGCGTCCTTATCTATATCATCAAGAACTTTCGTGTTCTTCTGTACGTCAATAGACTTGTCAATTGTTTCCGCTGCTTCTGCTGCAGGGTTTGGGATGTCGTTAACTAGATCAGGGGAATCTGCAGCTCGCGCAGCGTTTGACGCTACCTCGTCAATAACCTTAGGCGCTGTTGGGATAAGTGCAGCTGGATTAATTCCATACTTTTGCTGGAACTTTGCGATCTTTACTGGATCTTCTTTTCTTGTAGCCTTGTCAGCCTTGCGGACCCTTCTAAGTGCAGCCCATTCAGCGTAGTTTTCAATATTGGCTTGCTTTACACCTTGGTAAAGGTTAGACAAACCAGCGCCACTAAAGTAAGAAATTTTACCAGTGCCCTGCTGATAAAGATCTGCTGTACTTCCAGTAAGTCTGCCAGCTTCTGTTCCAACATCTCTCAGTGGGGAGAGTCTTTCTGCAGCATCCTTGCTTGTGACAAGCGGAATCTGCTTGTCACCAAAAGCTGCAAACTCAGTGTCTTTAGCAAGTCTTTCGCCAGCTTGCTTAAAAGTTTCAGCCGAAAACTTTACGCCAGCTTTATTAGCACCACTAACAGCCTGAAGTCCTCGAGCAGTTCCTTTTATACCTGCAGCTATACCACCACCCGGGATAAGCCAAAGAGGGTCTACTGCAATATCAAGCGCAAGACCTGCGGCAGATGCTGTACCTTGATCCGCGCCAAGCTCTAATAGGTTTTCTGACCAAGATCGTTTTTTGTTAACACCTTCGACTACACCACCAGCAGCCAATCCAATTGGGTTAAGTCTTGCAACACCACCAAGAACATCACCACGGCCTAGAGCACTTACGCCTTCTCCGATCTGTTTTCCAACACCTGCGGTGAAATAAGATCCGGTTGAAAGAAAGTCAATTATACCCTGTCCAAGGCTCCAGCCATTTTTTGGCGACTCGGTGGGGCCTGAGAAACCTGTGGTGGTCCCACTGCCATACTGCGCTAGGAGGGCTGAGGTGTCAAACTTGTTTCGATTTCCTGTGGCAGCGCGACGAGCTATCTGCTCATATATCGCGTCGAATTTAGGATCTGTGGCCATGTAATTAGTCTATCAATAAATGATAGGTATTCCTTAACTATCTAGCGCCGGGAGGAGGTCCAAAAGGATTACTTGGTGTTTGCCCTAAACTGTTATAGTATCCAGCTAAAAATAGGCTAATATTAGCGTCACCTAGCGCTTGAAGATCAGCTGGAGAGGCAACTTGCCTAAAACGCTGAAGAGCGAGATTTGGGTCTACTTTTTTTGCGCCGCTTTCGTTAAAAAGCTTGTCATAGTTTGCTTGTATATACGCGTTAAAGCTGTTTAGTGCAGGAGCAGCAAGAGGTGCTGCTGTTGGGTTGTTTTGTAACCACTGCCCAATGTAATCGTTTGCCTGAGGTGGCGCTCCCAATCCTTGAAGCATTTGCAACCCTGCCGCCCTAGTAGCCCAGTCGGGTCCGCCTCCACGAGCCTGACTAGCTGCCTGAGATCTTGCCATTTCAATTTGAGCCTGTTCTGCTCTAATTGCAGCCAAAGCGTCTTCAAGAGATTTTTGCAGCTGCTTAGAAGACTCTTCTTGCTGTAAACCATAACCGGTAATCCGGTTTTGCCCTGATTGTTGAGCGATTGCTTCATTTGCCAGTAAAGTGTTTTCAGCAGCGCTTCTTACTGCCTCTGAGTCAGACACTATACCTTCTGACTGATCTGTAACTACGTCACCGCCAGCGTATTCACCAGCAATTTCTTCTAATCCCAACTCTTGACGAGCTTGGGTTGCAGCTGCACGCCTAGCTTCTTCTGTAGCACGCGTAGCTGCAGCTCGCTCTGCTTCTTGAGCAGAAAGACCCGTTCTTAAAGATGCACCCGTAGGCGCAATGTTTGCAATATCAGCCTGAGTAATTCCAGTTAATGTTCCGTAGATGTCAGATATTTGACCAGAGAACTTTTTGTAGCGATCGTTTATACGACTTTTTTCGGACTCAAGCTCTCGTAGAGCATTGTTGTAACCAGATAGGTTTACTCCTTGACCCGGGCTGTTTGCTTGTGTCATTGCCATTGCCATGTCGTATTGCAATTGCTCTAAGGGGCTTAGTGGAGGAGTTTTATTACCGCCGCGGTTGGGACCATTAGTAGGAGATACAGGAATAATAGGCTTACCATCTGGGCCTAGGGTTGGACCTACGCTTTTTGCTCCACCGGAAAACGCTGGGCCAAAGTTAATTGGCCTTGGTTTTTGTGAAGTAATCCAATCGATTGGTTGTCCAACTATTCCTGCTAGTCCCCCCGTAAAACCTCTGAAAGCACCCAATGCGCCGACACCAAAGTTAAATAGATCCTGCCCAGTTTTAGTAATACCCTGCGCGTTAGGATCGTTCCACCATTCAGCCATATTAAATCACACTCGTTACGCCAGCTAGTTGTCTTTGCATCCACTGCTGTAAAGCAGCTTGCTTTGCAGCCCTACCTGCAGTGGTGTTGGTCCAGTCGTATTTCACCGTCTTGTTTTCTCCCGTAGTAGCGTCCTTGTAAGTTAGCTCTTCGCCCTGAACTAATTCACGAACCTTGTTATCATTACCTCTTGCTAGACCTAATTCAAAAAGAGCCTGAGGGGATGTCTGATCCGTGTAGCCTCTTTCGATGCCCGTACGTTGAGCTGCTTGTTCTTTTTGCTGCAAAGTTCCCAAGCCTCTTTGACCACCAGCGTAAGCACCGCTTCTTAGGGTTCCTTTAGCAGCCATTTCAGCAGCTAGTCTTCTTTGGTTTTGCTGAGCAGAAGTGTCGAAAGTTTTTAGCTGACCAGTGTCGCCGTAAATGTTAGTGTAAAGATTAGAAAGCCTCTCCCTTTCGTTTACACCCCTTTGTCTAAAGTCGCCCAAAGACTGGTTTAGCATGTACTGGTATGTGGCGTCTTTTTCCGCTTTTGCTGGATCGAATTGCGCTGCCATTAGTTAAACCTCATCGAATCTGAACTTGCGTAAGCGCCTTTTGACTGCGCCTTAAGCTTTGCCTGTACTGCGTTTCTCTTTACTTTTAGTTTCTTGTCGCGTTCTGCATAGCCAGTTTTGTCAACTGGACCCATAGTAGGGTTGTAGCGACCTCCACCGTAGACTTTTGCACCAGCGGCAAAAGGGTTAAAGTCTGGGGCACCGAAAATCTTAGCCATTAGTTGACTCCGCTTCTCATTTTTGCCTTTATTCCTACCATCGGGTTTATGCTAAATATCTGCGCTGGAGCCGTTTCCGCCGTACCTTCGCACTCTAAGTATACCTCAAAATAGATTCTCCTGAAGCGCAGCGACTCGTCCATCTTTATCAGGGCTCTTTGCGGTACTCCTGAGATAATCTCTCTATCGGTGCTAACTACAGCGTCCCCGTCAAGAGGTCTATCCCAAGTGTTAATGCTTATGGCGTCCCAAGTAGTTTGACTCATAAGATCGTACGTAGCTATAAGGCTTGTAAGTGAAACAATATAAGCCTTTGCTGTTACGGGACCCTTTGCTGATAGATCCAGCGCCCACCAGTACAGTCTTTTCCATTCGGCAGGAGTTCCAAGATCGTAAATTTTTGTTCGCATAAAGCAAGTAAAACTCTCAGATCCAAATGAAGATATAGGCCTGTCCTCAACCGTGTAAATGCGATGCTTACTTGCTTCGTCCGAGCCGCTAATGCCGTAGGCAAGTTCGTATTGCTCTATTTCATCTGCAAATCTTGGTCTTTGCACCAACTTAGCAAGATCAGAATATTCTGATTGCCAGTTACTCCACGTTCCTGTTACTAAGTTTAAAGTGTAGAAGTTTCCTGAGAACCACACAGTAGCGCGATCTCCGAGGGTAGAAACAACAAAAGACTTCTTCCAGGGCGGAGCTTTTTCAACCACTTGAAATGAAACTTTCTGAGCGTTAAGCGGGGAAAAGTTGTCATTCATAAACTTGTACAAAGTCTGATCGTGAAGCACTAGGTACCCATTTTGGTAGCTAGCTATACACTCTTTGTTTTCGGCACCAATTCCCTGTTGAATCAATGAAACGGTACCCTCTTCAACTAACGCTGAATAGGTTAGCGAGTAAGTAGAGTTGCTCTTAAAGATAATTATCTTACTGTAGTCAGCGATCATTCCAGTAATTCGCTGTCCGTCTCCGCGTCCTATGTTTATTACAGAGTCAACGTTCCAAGTCCAAACACCCTCAGGCTCGGCAAGAGTAATGATATCGCTGAAATAAAGCTTTGTTTGACCGTCAGTGTCAGGCACACCAAACCCGAAAAAACGATCTCTAAAAACTAGTAGGCCGTCTAGGGCTGGCATTGTTGCAATGTTTTCGCCACCATCCTCGGCTGTCCAGCGGCGTCCGCCAGTAGTAGCTTTAGAAAATACAGCCTCGTCGTCGTACTGGACAAAGCTAGTAGCCCTGCTGGCCCAAACTTCGATCCAGTCAGTATCGGTGTCTGTGTCTTTTACCCAGGTCTTTGAATCCGAGACGGCAACAATGTAGCGACGCCCACCAGCTGGCATATAGAAGCCAATAATGTCAACATACTCTCCCTCAACAGGAGAGTCGAGTCCTGAATCTACAATCGGAGGTCTAGAGGTCAAAGCACCGTTAGGTGAAAACTCCATGTTTAAAAGCGCAGGAACTTCGTTCTCTGAAATAGAGGATGCGTCCCAGAAATTATTTAAACCACCAGAAAAATCGTTTAGGTCTAAAGATCGCTCACGAATTAAATCAGACAAGGTAATCGTCCGGATCTGCTAGGACTTGTGGGTACTTTGAGATTTGAGAAGTGTTTTCTCTTAAGTATTGACGGTCCAGCCCTTCTCTAAACTCACCCCTCTTAAGCTGAGCTGCGTTGTAGTTTTCGTCCATCTCTAGGGCCTGTGCCATCACGTAGGAAACTAATTCATTTAGGTACCTGTCCGGGATGCTGAGTAGGGTTGAGCTATTAATACTTGAGATTGAAACTGGCTGCTTTACGTACTCCATTTTTAGACCATTTGCAAAGCTCTTTTGTGGGGTCGGGTAAAAAGTAATTATGCCAGCACGCTCTTGCCAAACCAAGGGGATGTCTGCTCTAGCTATAAGCTCAGGGTCTTCTTTCAATATAAAGTCCCTAAACTCTTGTGGTGTTGCGTTCTTTATAGGCCTGCCATCTACGTAAAGAGCCTCAATGTACTGAACCCTATCATTAGGGAAAGTGTAGTCAGATTGCTCAGCCACAATGTTTGCGTATTTAGTGTCTTTAAGAATTGCGTTGTTGTTTACAATCTCTTGCTGTCCGTCATTAATCCATCTAACTATCATGGTGTCGGTGATCTGAGATCCAGAAGTGTCGCCAAAAGAAACCTTTACTCGGTCTGCTACATCTTGAGTTGTTCTGGTAAACGTTTCTGCTGGCATTATCTGTTTATAACCTTCCCGTTGTGACGGTATTCGTGCTTCTTGGACTTCATGATCGACTTCATCATATCTTTCTTTTCCCCCATCCATTCTAGCTCACGCTTGGCCTTCATGGCAGCTTCTGCCATTTCTAAAATCTTTAGTCTGTTAACCTTTGAGTTAGCGTCGTGCATGTTGTTTTCAACTAGCCAGGCAACAAGTCTTTGGTCAACCTCAGATGGTTTCATGTATCTGATTACGTAAGGGGGTAGCATGTGCGGCTCGTCAACAAGCGCGAAAGGCATTTCAGGATTGTAGGTTGGGTGGAGAGAGTCAACCTTTATAAGCCTTACTGTTGGGAATAGGTCCTTGATTACTTCCGCAACTCTGCGGTGATCAGTTGAATAAAGTCCATCGATTTTATCGAATTCTATGTATGACATCTTGTCTCCTATGTTGAAACCCGTAGGGATCAGGTGAGACGGGGGCCTGATCCCTACGGGCGATTAGTCGCTTCTTACTTCTCAGTGATGTTTGATAGTACCGCGTGTGCGTTTCTGCGGTAGGTACCAAGCTGTGAGTACTGGTAGATGCGAGCTTCGTAGGCGTCGGTGTCTGCGACACGGGACCACATTGA